GCAAGATACACATCGGTACGTATGAATTAAATAGGCGTGGGCAAGTGTCTCGCGTGTGGTACTGGGGTGATGGGGATGATGTAAGAGAACCTAACATCGTTAAGCACAAGAACGGTTTTATCCCACACGCAGATGTGGCAGCAGCATGGTTAAGGAATCCAATATGAGAAACGAAGAATTATGCAAGCACATTGAGGGTCTAGTAGACCGACAACGGGAGCATACGGACTACACACTCATAAAAGCGACAGCAGCCGCGCAAGCAAGAGCCAATGAACAGCAAGTAGGCGGCGCACACTACGCAGTCAAAGCTATACAGCCTTGGGATTTTATAATTGCTAATAATATTGGGTACTTAGAAGGAAATATCATAAAGTACATCAGCAGATGGAAAGACAAAGGCGGCGTAGAAGACTTGAAGAAAGCGCAACATTACTTACAAAAGTTAATTGAGATTTCAGGTGGTTAACGCCGTGATCGTCTATCTGGAAGATGATGGGCATGGCAACGTTAGGGTATCGGTGGAATCTGTTGGCAAGCCAGCAGAATCCATCGAATTATGCGATGCGGTTATGAATGAATTGATGGTCGTGCCTAACGCCATCTATATGCCATCAAGTGTCTTTACTAGAATCTCTAATCAAATCCAGTAAGTCTAATCCCGCGCCGCGCACCTCTGCGTCATTAAAGTCTTCGCCCTCTACGCCGGATAGCCAATAAGGTCTTCCGGTTTTTTGTGCGACTTTGATGCCAGTAGCATCGTTATCAGCCACGACTACGCATTGGGGAAATTCCTTGGCAATGTCTGGCAAATTCCCTGCCGAGAACGTTACATGGATTCTGTATCTGATATGTGCGGTTTTAAGAACCCTACGCACACTTAGGGCGGTAGCATAGCCCTCAGTCACTATGTCTATGCCTTTGTTGTCAAACGTGGCGTATGCGCCCTTTGTGATCTGTCCGGCAAGAAACTTCTTTGTACCGTCTGGTTGTATCAATTGTGCGCCTACCAAGCTGCCTTTGATTCTCATTGGGATAATTAACAAGTCATTCCAGACCCAGCCTTGTTCTTGCGGGAATCCTTTCTTGACAAGATATGGGTGAAAAGCCTTTGCCGAGTTGTTTAATATGAATGCAGCCTTCTTTGCGGCGTTCTGATGGGCCTGCAAGCGCTCTTTAGAGGCTTGTGCGGACTTTGCCCTGTCTTTGGCTATATCGCGCTTGTAGGGCGCGTCCGTAACCCATCTAACGGGTGACTCATGGATTGCCCAATTCTGCAAGAAAGCTACATCGCCATCGTATTTGTAAGAGCCATTGAGTTTATGCGGATGGTCTATCGTAGGCACGCGCACCCACTTGTTCATGACGATGCTTTGGATAATCAGCCCGTGGGATTGTGCAAAGGATTCAAAGTTCATGCCGCTTTCGCCCGTGATTTAGCAAATGCAATGGTGCGGGATTTAATCCAACCTAGTGTAGCGTTAGTTGGCATTTCGGGCTTTGAAGACAGACCGTTGGGAGGAGCGTTAAATTTCTCTTTATATTTGTGAAACGCCCACCCGCTCTTGTACCCCTTGACTTGCGCGTAATGCAGCAGTTGCGAATAAAAAGATTGGTTATCAATGCGTAATTTCTGATTGGCGGCTTCTAGTTCTTTCATTTCCCCCGGCACAGATTCAACCGTAGACATTCTGAACCGAACGTAACCACAAGACATGCACGACTCACCGCCTATCCATAACGCTTTGCATTGAGGGCAAGTCGAATCTTTCTTTTCCTTTTCTGTTGGCTCTTTCTTTGTCGCCTCGCCTGATGGTTTTAATTCGGTTACACCATTTGAGAATACGTCATCCCACTCTTCCCTAAATCGCAAGTAATTGCCTGCGTGGTCAAGCCACAATGCAAACTCCTTACCCTCATGCGCCCGAAGAACCCTGCCGAGTTGCTGTATGTGTGAAGAGAGTGACTTGCTAAACGGTCTCGCAGACACGCCGATCATTACATCGCTTACATCGAACCCTTTGGTCAATATGTCTGTGGCGATTAAGCCATGAATCTTTGTGTCCGGTCTAGAGAAATCTTCAATGGTAATGCGTTTGAATTCATCGTCTTCTTTGTATGAGATAGATACAAAGTTATATCCCGCTGCCGCAAACTGTTTGGCTAAGTCTCTGCCATGCTCGACCCCCGAACAGAACACCACGGTCTTTCTTGGTGCGCCGAATACTTCGTGAGTTTTCTTAACCCACTCTGCCACTATGTCACCAGTAATCTTCATGCCACGATCAGACACATCAGCCGCAGACCATTCGCCAGCGACCTTCTTTGCCCCAGTCATGTCAATCTCTTTGGCGATATATACCTTGAGCGGACACAAAAAGCCTTTTTCAATAAGCCTTTCTGTAGGGATTGCGCTCACAACATTGGTGTATAGGTTTGCTAGTCCTTTGGTAAAAGGCGTGGCGCTTAGTCCTACAACTTTAATGCTTGGGTTTTCTTTGATGTACTCAATGACCGACTGGTAATTCACATGGCACTCATCGTAAAACAAGAGTTCTGGGGCTTCCATCTTTTTGCGCCGCGCCAAGGTTTGTATTGAACAAATCTGTATGCGCTCTGATGGTTTGTATCGCCAATGCCCTGCTTGCAATACGCCGTGATCTATTTGGTATTTGCCTAATCGCAGACTGGTTTGCTCAACCAGTACGATGCGATCCATGACCATTGCGCTGCGCTGGTAGCCCTTGGCATACTCCTCCATCATGGCAATCGCCATTTCGGTCTTTCCCGCCCCCGTAGGCGCGTATAACAACTGTCTAGTATGTCCTGCCTCAAATCCTTGCTTGACCCGCTCTAATGCCTCTACCTGATGCTCTCGCAACGCTAATGCCATGTCTATCTCCTGACCGGATACCGCCGGACTTCGGTTTTATGCTGCTTGTTCTGCGCGTTTCTTCCAGTATGCCAGCAGCTTTAACATATCGGCGTTCTTTTGTTGCAAGGTGTCTCTTGATGATTTGAGCGCAATAATCTCTGCTTCTTGTGTCTTGATGGTGGCGCGGAGTTGTTCCATCGTTTCAGATAGCCGCACCTTTTCTTCTGGCGTGGCCTCAAATGCAGCGACTGCTAGACGGTCTTTAAGCAACGTGTTTTCTTCTGCTAATTCTACGTTTGCGTCTGCCAGTTCTTGAACGTGATGGTCTTCTTCTTCGTCTAACGGCATCACCTCTGGCGGCTCTGTGGGTCTGCCACGGTTGGTTGTATCAATCGCAACTACTCTGCCGTGTTGGTTAACGTATTTTCTTGCCGTTGATTCAAGGTTTAATGTCTTGCGTACACGCCCAACAAACGCGCCTGTGACTTGGCACTTCTTGGCAATAGTAATGTCGCTCCACTCTGCCCATTCAACATCATCTAGGATGGTCATCACAGCCTTGCGCTTGTCTTCGTTGCTACGCCGCAAGCCATGTGCTGAGTTAACGCCTACCGAGAACAACACGGCATCCCTAAGCGTGCCATTCTTTACATCACAATCAATATCTTCTAGCCCTGCCTTCTTTGCCGCAAAGTATCTGTGATAACCGTCTGCCAAGTAATATTCTTTGCCATCGTAGAACGCCGTGACTGGAGGAAACTTCTCGCCGTCCATCATGGCATCTGCGTACTCAGCGACAGCATCTTGATTTATTGCTACGCGTGACTGAGTTTGTAACTCTATTTTTAGTTGTGTGATTTTCATTTTTCCAACGCAAATAGCCGACTAATCGGCTTGTGAAATTGTTGATTGAAGTGTTGCATCCCTATCCCCATGTTGCACAGTCCCTCAACTGTGTCTAACAAGTTTATACATGTATCGTGTTGTTTGCAATACTGTTATTTTGTACAGTTAACATTGATGCAGACTAGGAAACAGTACGAAGCGAGGACAAAACTCCCCCAAGGGTAGCCGTAGCCGCCCCCGAGGTGTTCCGTATGCGTACTGAGGTATCCAGTGACTTCGCAACGGGCTGTGCTTATCGAGAAATGTTCCAGCACAACTAGTCAGACGTTGCCCCCCATTGTTCGGAGACCCGATGCCGCTCTGACCAAGCTCGACACTACAGGGCGCTTGTGTCCGGCTCACCTACCAGATTGACCTGATAGCACCGTTCATCGCATGGCTCAAACCTGTAATCGCTTTCAACTCCCACGGCTGGCGCTTTCGCTTAGTTCGCCATTGCCATCTGCATACCCAACGCGGTTGTCCCTGAACATATATGCAAATGAGTATGTGACAAACGGCAAAAAGCCCTAATAAGGAGGCTTTAGGCTTGGTTGCCACATGTAGGGGTGCAAGGACACCGACCTACAGCTTTGACGAAGCCACCTTATTAGGGCGTTCTATTCGTTTCCTTGAACTACCGATGGGTTACCAAGCCATCAGATATAAATAGTTTAATTCTAATTAAAACAATTTGCAAGTTGGTGGTGGGTACTGATCTCCCACTTCTGCAGATCAAGGTTACGCAAAACAAACAAAATCGTAACCCTGACTTCGCATCAGCCTGCGATAACACCAACACGGCAATTAAACCACAAAAGAAAGAAGCCCTAAATCTTGTGGATGAAGGGCTTCTTAGGGGGACACAACAAGGAGAGAGCCGATGAGGGGGTATCGGCATAGGCAATATAGCAAAAAAGGCAGCAACTCGCAAGAATTGCCACCTGCCCCTGAACAAGGCAAGCCTATTTTACTTGATCTTTGAGCCATAAAGCCATCAATAAAGCATCTGCTCTGCCATGATGTTTAGCCAGTTTTAGCGGCGCATCAGGCCATTGCTGTCGAGCTAATTCTAGGCTGGCTTTCTTCTCTGTGCCTATAAGCCCGTGGTGCTTCTTCCAGCGTTGCGGCGTGACTAATATCATAGGAGCGCCAGTGAGCGCAGCCGTGGCCTCTATAGCCCCCGCAGCACGCATAAACTTGCCCGAACTGGCAATCCCTTGTTTCGGCATCGTGTGAACATCTTCTACGGCAATATACCTTGGGCAAGACGCATGGATGCAGTCAAACAAAGCCACCGCGCACACCCTGCCATCGACTGTTGGAATATCACCACAGGCTACATAGTTCCCGTCTTGGTCAATAACCCCATACGCCCCTGAAGAGCTGCCCGGATCAAGCCCAATAAATATTTTTGTAATCACAGTTGACAACCTTGCAAGACATGGTTAATATTACATACATCTGTTGGGAACAGATATTACAAGGGGAACTACATGGACTACAGTGAAATCCTGATCCGTCTGGGTCAGAAGCAAAACGATTACCGTAAGTTTGTATTAAAGCATGACTTCAAAGCTGCCTATGAACTGGCTAAAGACATTGCCGTGTTAGCTGGATTGCTGCAAATGACAACAAGGGAGATGAAATGAAAGCATTTTCTTTGGCCTGTGAAGACGCCTTTCACGCAAGATTTGCGGGGGTTAGCTTTCAAGATGATGTATCCATTCACATTTGGCGAGAAGGTTGGAACGCCGCGATTGCTGAGGCGAAGGCAGAAATCGACGTTGTTATTGCAGAGCTACAAGAGCAAGTCGTGGAGTTAAAAAATGGAAAACAATAATCACAATGACGTTAAAGAATTGTCTATCAATTTTTTAAAAGAATGGAACGCAAGGTTTGAAGATCGGCCTGAATCAGAAAAAATAGACGTTGGATTGTTAGCCTTGTCGAGATTAGCGGCGCTGATGACATTGCCGATCAAACATCCTTTTAGGGAGATAGTGCTTGAATCATTTTTTGAAGTGGTGAGACAAGGACTTGTACAACTTGACCAAGAAGTTGTTCCTGAGTTTTTTGCAAACCAAGCAATTAAAAAGGCAATGAAAAAATGAAAATTACCAACAAACATAACTTGCCAGAGACGATTGTTAACGTACTGAGCCGACCCACGTACACAAAAGGCGGGGCTAACTTATCGGCTACAGAGATTCTCAATAGCCCACGCATCGTCCAGTTAAAACGTTTGCATGACGCAGAGTTAGAACAAGACGCATCCGACATGGTATGGGCAATCTTTGGCACGGCAATCCATGCGGTGCTAGAACACGGCAAGAACGACAACCACATTGTTGAAGAGCGACTGCATGCCGTAGTGGATGGTTGGTCAATCTCTGGCGCAATTGATCTTCAAGTCGTAGAAGATGACGGAATTATCGTGTCGGACTACAAGACTACAAGCGCATGGGCTGTGATGAATGAAAAGATTGAGTGGGAGCGGCAACTCAATATCTACGCATGGCTTGTTGAAACCGTTAAGCAACAGCCCGTCAAGGGATTGAACATTGTTGCCATCATCCGCGACTGGTCACGCAAAGATATGCGCGAGAACTATCCTCCTGCGCCATTGCAAGAAATCAACATCAAGCTTTGGCCTTACGAAGAGCGCACGCAATTTATCAGTGATCGCATCGCACATCATGCGGCAGCGTTGTTTGCAGTAGAAACAAACGATGACTTGCCAGAGTGTACGCCTGAGCAAATGTGGGAAAAACCGATGATGTGGGCTGTTAAGAAGGTCGGCGGTATACGCGCAAAGAACGTTTGTTACACAGAAGAAGAAGCAAATGAAAAGTTAGAGTTAGCGGGTAAGAATCATTTTATTGAGGTAAGACCGGGCGAACGTACGCGTTGCGCGAATTATTGTCAGGTCAAAGATTTCTGCGGTCAATGGAAACAATACAACTCAGGGGAAACAGTATGAGCCTACACAAGCCAGAACGTCAGCCAAACGAATCGTTTTCGGATTACAAGATACGCAGAAAGATGGCGAAGGATTTAGTAAGAGTGGCAAAGACAGGACAGTTAAACCGTGGACAAATTAAATTGCTAGACGCATTCAAGCGTGGAGAAATTAAATGAATCATATGCCACCATTACCGGGCGATATACGTGAAATTGTTTTGTTTGGCTTACAAGATATTCAGGAAAGAATTAACAAGTTAGAAGAATTATTGTGTCTTAGCGACGAGGAAGAAGAGAATGAAGACTAGACAAGAATTGATTTTGGAATTTATGTTGGCATTGTCGGCAGGAATTTACGCCACAGAGACACAGTGGGTAAACGCAACCGAGGTTTATAACGATGCTTGT